TTGTTCTTCTTTTGCCGGTAAATCGGCCATGATCATTTCGAGTTTGTCACCTGTCCAATTCTTGCGATATTCTAGTGTTTCTTCGCCTGTGCTACTCATATATTTGTAGCGGTTACCTTGTTTTTCAAGTAAGCCTTTTGCTTCAAGCAAATCAAACATACCCGAATATGGATCCATACCAGTTTCATATGGAATCTTAACTTGCACACCTTCAAACGGTTTTGCGTAACGTGTTTTCATAACTTTACACGCTGCACGAATACCGTTTACTGTGCTGGTTTTGTTACCATCTGCATCTTCTTTTAGTTTTAGTTTTTTCATAGCAACTACCATTGAGCTTGCATAGATAAAACCGCTACCGCCTGAGATCTTATCATCTGGATCAAACATATCTTGCGATGCGTATGTGTGATTAGTAACAACCATACCTACGTTATATGAACCAAACATATTAACACAGTTAGTAACCAATGCTTTTAGTGCCTTGGCCTTACGACCCATATCGCCTTTCATATCACCTGCTTCGAACTGATTAACTTCAGTTGGTGACATAAGCATACCTAAACTATCAACTACAAACAATACCTTAGGACGATCGTCTTCTGCCATTGCACGATAGTCGTCCATAAATGTTGAAATAGTTTTAGCAACATCGTCAATCATTGCCATATTAAGTTTTAGGATTTTGTCGTCTGTTGTTTCTACACCTAAGGCGTGTAGCCATTTTTCATCAAGAGCATTTTCACTGTCAATTAGTACAACAAAAATACCTTGTTCTTGTGCCGACTTTACAATGTTGCCAGACACAATGTAAGACTTGCCTGCACCAGATTCGCCTGCAAACACGCTTACTTTACCTAGTGGAATACCTCTACGGAAATCACCACTAAGAAGATAGTTAAGTGCAAAGTTGCCTGTGCTGATCCAGTCTTGTGGATCGTTAAAGCCTGCACTCATACCTTTAATAGATTTAGTTAATGAGTTTCGAAACTTACTAGGATCGAATGCTTTTGTAGCCATATATACCTCCTATAAAAAAGCGAAGGAAAGGGCCGAAGCCCTTTCTATTACTGATTTTGTCTTGCACGGATCATTGCTAGAATGTCTTGTGCGCCACCTGCATCTTCTGTTGCTGGTGCTGCCGCTGCTTCTGGAGCAGGAGCAGGTTCTGGCGTTGCTGCTGGAGCAGGATCTTGCCAACCTGTGTCAGTTACAGTTTCTGCTGCTGGAGTAGGTGCAGGAGTTGGTGCAGGTGCTGTTACTGGATCACCTGTACGTGCTTGCATACCTGCAGGACGGAAGTATTGACTCCAACGATCTGCATCGTATGCTTCACCGTCTACACTTGCTTCAAACATTTCAGTTAAAACCTTAATTTCAACTTCGCCTGGTTTTTTAGGAAGGAAATCGTTGAGATTAAACAATCCATGTGTATTGATTGCTGCCATCTCTGCATCACCTAGTGGACGCTCTCTACGTGCCCAATTACTTGCGCCGTAATCTGCATATCCACCTTTTGTACCCTTTGACAAACGGAAATCTACACCAGCAGTATAATCTGTTGGTAATTCTTCCATATCTGGGTCCATTAGTGCTGCTTTGATTAGTTGGAAGATTTGTGGACCAATAATAAAACGTCTAATTGGATTATCTGGTGTTGTATCTTCCTTCAATGGATCATCTGTAACAAAACCTTGGAAGATATATGAACGTTTCTTCCAATACTTACGACCCATGTCTTCAAGACTTGGATCTTTAAACCAACCACGCACTTCTGCTAGGATTGGACACGATTCACCATACATTTCCATACATGGAACTTGTACCTGTACTGGACGTGAATCTGTTTCGCCTTTTACGCCAGCAAATGGAAGTTTAATCATCAAACGTTCTTTCCAAAAGAAAGTGTTTGAATCATCGCCGTCAGGCAAAAAGCGTAGCGTTGCTTGCTCGCCTTCTTTCATATTCCAAAATGGGTAAATTGCGTTATCACCGCCGCCTGTTCGTTGTCCGCCAGCGCCGGCTTCTTGTTCTTTGAGCTTTGCTCTAATTTCTGCTAATGATGCCATAGTTATGCCTCCTTGTAATTTGCCTATGTTCTATGTGCCTTTAGTGTGCAGCACAATTATTATACTACACAATGTTATTTATCTTGTCAACTATTTTTTTGACAATATTTTCAAATAGTTAGCAGATTATCTTAAACCTGCTAACTCTTGAATTCTTGTAAAGTCTGTCATCTTACGTGCCTGGTATTGTTCAAATGCTTGACCTAGACGTTTTATAAACTGACTTGCTGGCTTGACGTATTGATCACCATAGTCTTTTTCTATACTGGTCAATACTGCTGTTTCGCCTTTTGGAAACTTGCCTGTTTGTCTATCAAAGTAACTTAGGATAAACTCGCCTAATGGTGTTTTATCATCTTCAGCTGCAATGTCTTCTTTTGCAAATGGATTGCCGCCTGTCTTTTTCATGTGTTTTTTACGCTCGCCTGCTTCTGCATCAGCCTTAGCGTTTCCACTCATTGCTTTTGCAATCGCTGCACGACGAGATTTGAGATAATCATCTGAATCATCTGAGTCGCCGTCGTTGTCAACATCGTCGTCTTCGTCGCCTACTGGATCTAACTTTTCTACTTGCATACTAAAGTTGTCTGCAAACTGACCTAACAGTTTATCAAATGCCATATCGATTTGAGATTCTGTGTTCACGCCTCTTGTAATAGGTTCGCCTGTCATAGGATCTCCGCCTACTGCTCCAATGTTTACATCTGGGCCAATCTGACGCCACATAAACATTCCGCCTTTTGCTGGTATAATTTCAAAATCTTTGCCTTGCTCTTGATATCCATTTGCTAATGCATCATCGATTGCTCTTTGTTCCGTAGGAAAAATATCATCGCTTGTTCTTTGTTGTGGTCTAAGTTTTGGACGTGGACTAGTTGCAGGTGCTCCACCTAACGCTTGTCCAACTGCTGCATCTATGCTTGCCTTATCTACTTCATTTATAATATCTTCAAATGCAAGTTCTTGCGGCCTTGCTGATTCACCTACTAAATTGTAAATGTATGGGAATACATCTTTTAATTCTTCATTAAACTGTTTTACGGTTAGCTGATCAATCCAACTGTCAGCAACATCTTCTGGTACTTCTACTTTTTCTTCTGGTACAAAATTTTCAAATGCTTTTGTATAATTCGATGGCTTTTGGAGATTTTGAATAGTTTTACGCACAGTAGCAATACGCTCGTTTACAGTATCCATATGCTCGGCTAAACTTTCGGCCATTACACTGCTGCGGCCCATATAAGTTTTGAACTTGCGGAGATTTGAAAGTTCTTCACTTAGGCTTGTAATATGTTTGCCAAAGTCGTCAAATGGATGGCCACCTTCGCTAACATGAACAGCCATTGCTCTAGCACCGCTCAAATGTTTAAAAGGATATTTAAACTTTTCTCCTGCTGCGTTTTCAATAAAAAGAGAACCAATTTTTTTAGTTCTGCTTTCGCCTTCTTCAATATTACCTGTGTGCTTGATGCTTAGTTTAGCATTGCCAATACGTTGATAACTTGTTTTATTTGTTCCACGTAATGCTGATTCGTTCATTGTTGTTTCTCCGCGATTTGCCGCCATGTAGCCGTAATCTCTTTGTGTAAAGTTTGATTTGTTTATATCTCTTACTTCAAAATTTAGTAAACGTTTTTTGGCAAAAACTCTAACACCTTTTAAAAAATCATACCAATCGTCTCGTTCTGTAAATCCTACATTTTCAGTAAAATCTTTGTTGTACATAATTGTAACACCTGATTTTTCATCTAGTGATACACTTACTTTACCTAAAACACTATCTTGACTTTTAAAATCAAATTCGTAGAATCTAGCAAGTGCAGGTTCGTTAGTTACGTTGCCTTCGCCATCGCCGATTGTAACGCTAGGAAAGCGTCCACGTATTTTATTAAAAAGTTGTTCTGCTACTACGTTTAAATCTCTCATTATAAACTATTTATCAATAACTGCTACTAACAAAGATCGGCATTGGCATTTCATAATCGTCCTCATGTTCAATTTGACTGAACGTATTATACACTGTAGGATCCCAATCTTTCATTACGCTCATAACTCTAAGTGTCAATAATAAACTACTTACTAAGTCGTCATAGTGCCCTGGTTTAGCTTGAAAGCTACTACCTGCTGCAATATATGCTTTTAATTCACTTAGCAGTGCTTTACTACGCACTGTCAGTTTATCATTTTCTATCATTGTTTTTAATCTAGCACACGCTGTTGTTTTTGAACTATGAGTAGTGTTAAATCCTTTACGGAACTTTCT